GCCCTTTAAGTTCACCAAGTATATTTACCCACGCATCATGCCAACTGAAAGCCTTTAAGGTATCACCCACACCATTGCGGTACACTATACTGTCACGGACTTGTGTAATGACCTTAACCTCTGTTTCGGTTGCCGTGGTGGTTGCGGATTGCAACCGCTTGACCTTTACGCCCAATTCATCCGCCGTTTGGCATACTCTCTTGTAGTTGTCTTTCAATTCTGAATATGAAAGTTCCAACCTTTGCACACTCGCTGCTGACCTGCCAGCCTTAGTCCGGTAGTAGGCGGCTTTCTGCATCAGGGCTGCCTGGTTGGCAGTCAGCCTGTCATTGTCTGCCCGTAACGCCTTGTTGCGGAGATACAGGGCGGGACAAAGGCAGGCCAGCACAGCCAAAGGGATTATGCCCCACCTCTTCATTTCATGCCATTTATATAGTCAATGATACCATCAACGTGGAGTGCGGTTA